GTTATCGAATTCTCTATTCATTACTAGATATTTTGTCTTTCTTTTTGGTTTTTTCATTTTCGTTAGGATATAATTTCCATGATTCCACCACACATACAAGTTTGGTTTCTTCTGGGTCGTTTAACATGATAGCGAATTTTTCCGCTATTTTATAAGTATTCATACCCGGTATTTCTCTTTCGATGATTTTTCCCTCGTTGTTGGTGTAAATTGCTGTAAATTTTGTTGCTGCCATATTATCTTTTTACTTTAATGATTAATAATGCTATTACTTCTATGATTGAGCGTAATTCGCTCTTATTCAGCTCGTCAGAATATTGCACTCTGAATTCCCAGAGTAGATTTTCTAGCATTTTTAGTTCTTCTTGTTTCATAATGTTTTCTTTTTTTTGTTTTACAAAATTTGATAAACTCTTTTTTTTCTTTGTTATAAAAGAAACTCTAAGTATTCATTTTTCACCTCCTTTCTTATTGACACTACAAATATAATTAATTTTTTTTATTCCTGTAAATTTTCTGATATTTATCTAGCTTTTAACCTTTATTAGCAATAGTATCTTTAAGCCTCCGTGGCGTTTGAACGGTGATGGTGCAATAGAGGGCGCATAGCCCTCCTTAGCGTTTAGCACCATAGTATCGGCGAAGCCGCACACCACGACCTTTGGTCGGGTGCACGTCACGCCTTATCCCGTTTTTAAGGTAGCCGCCTCTCGGATAAAGGCACACCTCACCCTCCCGTTATACACCCTTGGCCACCCGGCCTAGAGGTGTTAAATACAGACCCGTGTGATGTTAACACGGTACCCGTTGGATATGCCCGAGCGCAGCCCTATGTGTAATACTGGTTATAATATAGATTGGCGAATATATCAATGTCTTTATTAAACTGCTCTTGTTTTCTTTCCTCTTTTTTTCTTTCCTTCTCGGCGACCATAGTCGCTTTAGATTCCGTCCACTGACGTTGTTTTTTGAGCCTGTTAAGGTATTTTCTATCTTCCCATTCTTTGGGATTGTCGTGATACAGTCTTTCACAGCGTTCTCGTTCGCTTACGAGTACACCCATATACCGTGATTCTTCGGTCTTTAGATCTATTTTTATTCCTAGTACGTATACAATTCCTTTTTCGATTTTGTCTAGGAATAGTTTTTCACGCTCTTCTTCTGTAAATATTTTGTTTCTGTAATAGATAGGTAGGTTGAGTTTTCCTCCGTTTCTCATTCGGTATGATTCATTTGTTTTGCCTGGTATATATACATGTCTTTTGGCGTCCTCTCGTTTGAGGTAGCCTGACCCTATTCCTGCCGAACAAAGCACCTTTCCTCTGAATTTTGGGTGCTTTTCGTCAATTTTTAACATGTATTTTGTAATGTAGTTTATAGTTTTTTCATTCACAAAATATCCGGTGAATGTGATTCCGTATTTCCAATTGTCCGTTACTTTCTTTCCATTTCCCAAGCCCCATACTATCCCATGAAGATGTAATCTTTCTGTTTTATCGTGTCCTAGTTCTGTAATAAACCAATGTTTTACGGATTTTCCGGTTAACTTTCGTACTCTTTCTAAACATAGCCTTATAGCTTTTGTTGCAATATCGTTATTATCTTTTAATTTGTATTTTTGTTTCAGTTGTTTGTATGATTTATCGTCGATTGTTAGTGTCAGAAAGTAGGCGTTTGGTGTTTGCCTGTTTTCTTCTGACATTCTTACTACCCATTGTCTTTGTTTTTGTTTTCTGCACTCATAACAGTCTCCACATGCTGCTGTTACATAACGTAGTCTTTCGTCAGGGCAAACAGGCGGTACCCCGCCATTCTTTTTTGTTGGTAGGTACCGCTTATTTGGTATGAGTTTAGGATATAGACACATAATTATTGAAAACCTGTTTTTCCTACTTTTGCTCCTAGTGCTGCTCCTGCTCCTTTCGATGCTATTTCTAGCATTCCTAGTACAATGTCTTTGACGAGCTTTTGTTCTTCAATGTCCAGACCTTTTTTGCCTAGTTCGTATCTGTTTATTACGTCTTGCGCATAGGCTTCCATTTGTTCTCTTTGGATAACGAGTGCTCTTCCTTTTTTGGTAAGTTCTTCCCATCCTTGTAGAATTTCTGCCGGAATAGCCTTTGCTTGCTCTTCATTGACTTTTCTTTGGCTTCCTTTGAGTAATATTTCACTCATCAGATTTTGAAGTATTAGAGAGGATTCTTTCACTTTATTGTCAATTGTTCTTTCTTTTAACTCGTTGTCGAGTTTTATCCCGTTGATTTCTTCAGCTAGTTTATCAATTCCCTTTTGTAAGCTCTTGATGTTCCAGCGTGTTTCATCGGCTTTGTCTTTTGTCCAATCGGCCATGTTTCGTTTAAGTTCCTCTTCTGCATCTGCTACTCTGATTTGTCCTAAGATGAGCCCCTTCTTCACTTTTTCGTTTGAAGTTTGCGCTATTAGGTTATCAATGGTAGCTTCTTGTGCTCTGGTATCTACACCGCTTATCTTTTCGGCTTCGGCTTTATTCTTTTCTGCTTGGCTTTCGTTAAGTCTTGTTTGGCTCATTACGTTTGCCAATTGCAGAGCCATCCCTTGCGCTTGTAGCCCTACCTCTGTTCCTGTTTTACTTGGTTGTCCTACCCCGCTTGCTTGTCCGGCTCCGCTTGTGCTTCCGCCCGCCCCACTTTGTCCGTATATAAGGCCAGGGCTTAGCCCTGCGCCTTTTATATGTCTCATAGTGTTTTCATAATTGGTATAATTCCATAAATCCTTTGCCAATCCTGTGGAATAAAACGCCTGTTGTTTATTTAGCTCCGCTTGGTGCTCCATCAATTGTTTGTTCTCTTCGAATTGGTCTTTTTTCGCCTGATTACCCATTATTCCTTTGGCAATTCCGGCTCCTATACCCATTATTGCTCCTAGCATAATTATTTACATTTTCGCGCTTTCATGTTTGAAAGCGATATTCATATTACTTGATAATAAATTGTAGGTGCGTACTTTCGTGTATTTTCCGGTAATTAAACCGGACAAATACTCCGAAGTGCTTGTTACCTACAAGGCTTTGAAGATACCTCTTCAAACAGTTTAGTTTTCAGAGGGAGAGCCTCCCTGTGTTTTATTAGGTACATTTCCAAAATCTTCAGGTTTTGGAGCTGCTTCTTTCTTCGCTGATGCTCTTGTGATTTTATCGTAGGCGTCCATAGCTATATCAAACCTTTCTGTTCGTATATTGTACGCTGGTAGTACACCGTCTTCTTTTGCTGTATAGATAATTGGTGCTGTATCTGTAATCGGTTCTTTATCCTGAAGGATTCTTGCGCATTTTGTTTCAATGCTTTCGCCTTCGTAGATTTCTATTGATTCTAATCTACCGTTATTTTTTGACGGAAATGAGTATTTCATAATGTTATAATTTTTATAAGTTAGGAATTTGTTTTGCACTAATTAGACGTCTTACTCTGATGTCAAACTTTGTTTGTACCCAAAAATTCATGGCATCTAGATTTGTATCTGCAAAGATGTAATTGAATTTTACCGGGTCTATATAAGTTGTTAAATCTTCAATCTGTTTCTTTGTATCGATTGAGTAGTTACGATTGAGCACCATAAAGCTTTCGCTCATTCCAGGCGCGAAGTTTCCGAACGTCCTGTTTACATTTGTCATGTAGTTGATCCAAGCTACTGTTTTACCTGCGGATGTACGTTTTAAGTCTGGGTCTGCTGTCACGTAGTCTGTCCACCATGCACGTTCACCGTTTAATGAATCTTGGTATCCGATTCCGTCCAGTGCTGGCTTGTGCCAATCATCCATTGTTTCTAGGTATGTATCCCAGGTATTTCCCTGTCCGTAGTCGATTCGTGGAGTGATTGAACAGATACACATAATATAACATGGTTCTGTTACTTTGATACGGATATGTCCGCCTTTTTGGCGTCCTGTCGTTACCCCTCGTCCGGCTAGTGTTCCTAGTGGTTCGTCTCCGGAGGCGCTGTTGCTTACTACTTCTTGGAATACAATTTCTTGGCTTACGCCACCTTCGAATGTTGGTGTTTCGCATCTTTCCATGTAGTTGCCTCCTGTGTATACTGTTTCTAGCCAATCACGGTAAGTTCCTCCTGAAACTGCGATTCTATTGAGGAAGTTGTATACTTTCTGCGACAGGTTTAAGGCGTCCATTGATAGCGTACCGTCTGATACGTCTACGGCACTTGCTTCGTTAATTCCGTTTACGCCTTCTATCCACTCCGTGTTTATCCAATTTTGATATAAGTCACTGTTGTAAGTTTTTAGACATAATCCGTATTGCGGGTCGGATGCGTTTAGCTTATTGTTTACGGCTTTTCTCTTTACAAAGTTAGTGAATGGCGCTACACTTTTTGCTGTATCTGATATATCAAATACAACATCTCCTGCCGTTAGTAGTATTTTATCCCTGATTGTGTCTAGGTTTTCTAGTGGATATTTTTCTAGTGTTATTCTGTTTATTGTTTGTATACTTCGAATATACCATATTTCCCCCTCTGGGATTTTGTTCGTTGTTATTGTTATTGCTTCTCCTACTATTTTCCAGGTACCTATGTCTTCAGGTGTAAGTATTACACTTTGCCCTATTGGCGTATCTTTTGTTACTTTGATTTGTAGCTCGTTTTGTTTTATTGTATTTGGACTTATGATTATTGTTCCTGTGTTGTTGACTCTACCTTCGTTACTTGGAATTACATTCGGATTTACTTCTGTTCCGTTGATTGTTATTGTTAGCTCTTCAGTATTTCCGATAATGTAGAACTTTTCTTCCTGCGTGTTGGCGTAGTAGTTTTTAAAGATGTCATAGTATGCTAGTATTGGTAATGCGTTTTTGGCTACGATTTTTGAAGTTGCCCCGTTCATGTTCGCAAAACCTCTTATTCCTAGGTATGCAAGTAAACAGCTTGGGTTTACTTGATTCCATTGCTCCTCCTCTGTCGTTATGGTGTCGTATTGGCTTTTTAGTGTTGCTTTTATTTGTGGTAATTTTACTTGTGCCATATTCAGACCGATTTTTGTTCGGTTGTTATGTAGCCAACTGTTATATAATCTTACAGGTGCCGCATAGATGTGATGCTCTAGTTTGAATGACCCGAATAAAGGTCCTGTTGTTGGATGAGTAAGTACGTTTGCGTCTACATCGATGTCAAATGTATCACCTTTTTGTCCTACTAAACATAGGTTCGGTACTAATGTTCCAGGACTTTGTGTATTTCTTACAATGGTTGACAAGTCATGAGTTGACATGTTATACTCATGTAGGCTTACTGACATTTTATTATTGTCACCAATGGTATTTTTACCGATATTTTTTTGAATTGACATAATTTATTCCTCCTTTTTGTTTTTGTTGGTATTCTTTGTTTTTTTTGCAGTTCGTTTTAGTTTCTTCTCGTATTCATCTGCCTCCCTACATGCATAAATCATTGCCGCAATTAGGTTCCAATCTACAGAGTTGATTTTCTCTTCTGCTGCTTCACGTGTTGGAAATTTTTCTGTTGTTGCCAAATGTTTTCCAATCACAATCATGTATTCATTTTCTTCCTGTGTTGTTGGTAATACCTTGAATACATCTTTCATGTCGATAAATTCTCTTTCCATTTTTTTAGTAGTTTTTAGGATTAATATTAATGTGTGTACTATCAACGCTTGACGTTGTTGTTTGTTCGGTCTTTTGCGTTGAGTTTTGATTGTTTTTGCTGATGCTTAAACTCATCGTGCAACTTTGCACACAAAGCGTAGTAATGATTGCAATTATTGCGGTCGAAATAGCTCGGATAATTTCTACCCATTGCGTCCCGTTGATTTTCATAAGGTTTCATTTTTAATTGTTTAAAATAATTTAAGTTGTAAATTCTCTAATTGTTGTAGGTGTTCCTCCCACATGTCATAAATTTTCTCTACAATTAACCTCCTTTCCGTTCTTTTAATTCTGTATTCTTTGTAAATCGTATCTTCGAAATATTCGGTACCTGTAGTAACTTCGCCTGGCAACATTATCAGCCAAGCGAATGTTTTGAACGACTTAAAGTTATCGAATTCTCTATTCATTACTAGATATTTTTACCGTTCTCCACATATCCGGCTACTTTGCCCGATTCGGTTTCGGCAACAGCAACCGTAGAGGAAGCCGTTATCTCC